CGTTCGTCCACAGGTCGATCAGCGCCTGACGGACGACGTTGCCGAAGCCTGTAGACGACACCACCTGACCCGGCGACACCGGCGCCGGGAACACCGGCGTCACCGGAAACGGCGGGATCGCCAGAGGTCCGATGCCGTTACCCGAGTCCGTTACGAGCGAGTTCATGCGCGGTTGTCTCCTGTTCCCGCGGCTGCGCGTCCTGACGTACCAGCCGCCGGTTCGGCCAGTCCACCGACCACTGGCCCTCCAGCCCCTCCTGATTCAGCAGGAGCGACAGGGCGCCGCTGATGCCCTGCTGCAACGTCGCAAGCTGCGCGTACTGCTGCTCGAAAAATGCCAGCGTCTTTCCCTCGAACCGATACTCTGTCTGCATCCTTTACACCTCAGCTATAGCCGTACACAAGACCGTGTTTGATCCGGATCGTCAGCCCGCCGGGAATCGGAATGTCGATGTTGTACGCATTGCCTGCGCCGCGAATCGCGAACCTCGTCGCATCCACCAGGCCGCTCACACCGGAGAGGACCATCATGATCGTCCCGTTGTTGCGGAGTACCATCTCGCCGCACGTCGGCGCACCGGGATCGACGTTGATGCTGAACAACTGGTTCGCGCCGTAATAGCCCACAACGCCCTTCGACACCGTCGTCGTCTTGTACATCCCCGACGGGTCGGTCACGCCCAGGCCGACCGACGAGTAGGTCGGGTCGAACGTCGTCGTTGAGATATTCACGCTGCCGTTCGACGCCGTCGAGATCGTGAAGTCTGCATTGGTAATCGTGACCTTGCCGAGCGCGTCGGCCTTGATGATCGGCGTGTCCTTGGTCGTCCCGCCGACGCCGAGCGTCTTGAACCACCCGCCCTCTGAGCTACCGTTGACGCCGATAAACCCGATCTCGGAGCCGCTCGAGTTGAAGACCGTAAACTTCCCCGGCTTCGAGCCGCCGCCGCCAACGCGGATCTCGGTTGCGTTCAGCCGGGACGAATCCACCGACCCGATATTGATCGTCTCGCCGCGGAGATTCTCAACCCGCGTCCCCTGCATCACGCCGAGCGTGACGCGGTTCGCGTCGATGTTCACGCTGGTTCCGGATATGGTCCCCTCGAGCACCGATGTATTGATCACCACGTCCTGACCAGCCGTAACGGTCCCCTGAAGGACCGACGCATCGATCGTGATCGACTGCCCCGCGGTGATCGAGCCGATGATGGTTCCGGCGTTGACGCTCCCGATCTGGTTCGCCGCGATCAGACCGATAAACGACTGGACGTTGACCTTGCCGATGCTGTACAGCTTCATCGTCCCGGCGAGCGCGTCGGGATTCGTCCCCTGATCGGTCGCCGTCGTTCCGCCCGCATCCACGCGATAGAAGTGACCGTTCGCGTTGTTGAAGAAATAAGCGTTCGCCGGAAGATCAGCGTTCGGAAGCGTCGGCATTCCCTCGTAAACCGGGATCGGCCTTGTGCTGTCCGCGAACTTGCCGAGATCGTCAATGATGCCGTTGGCTAACTGATCCGAGATGATCAGCCCCTGAAACGTGCCCGTATCGACGTGGACATCGTCGCCGGTGATGACGCCCTGAATCGTCCCGGCGTCCACCGTCACCAGTTCGCCGCCGATCTCGCCGATGATCGTTCCCGCCGCTACGGTGACCTCGTCACCCGAGATCGAGCCGTAGAGCGCGTTCGCGTTCAGTTTGAAGCTCTCATCGAGCATGTCCTCGGTGATCGAGCCCGCCGCCGGCGTCGAGACTCCGGTCATCGACCCGAGCCCCGCCTCGGCCCGCATGAACCGCTCGAGCACCCGCAGCAGACGCTCGGCATCCGGTCGCCGCGGCCCGAAGCCGTAGGTGTACTGCGTGGTCGTCCGGTTCAGTTGCTTCATCTCGCAGGAGTGCAGAACGAACGGATCGTTGATCGCGTAATCCTCCGTCTCGATCTGCACGTAGTCGCCGGCGGCGAACTCGTCCGCGTAGGTCACCAGCGAGCCGTTGGCGAGCGGGTAGGCGTTGGCCTGCACCACCGCCTGAGCACGCAGGATCGCCTCGTTCGCGTCAGTGAGCCCCCGGTCGAGGATCGTCGTTGACCACTTGCCGTAGGCGTCGATCGAGAGCGGGTCGGAGTACTGCACCGTCAGCGCGTTGCCGTCGGCGAGCACGCCGCCGATTACCACCGCGTGATTGATCGGACGCGCGAAGTCTCTCGAGAATCCCTCGAGCGCGTACCTGAACGAGGTCACGCCATCGGGCGCATCGTCGGTGAACCTGTACGGCGACAGAACCGCATTCGGACGCCTGTAGAGCACCTTCGCGTCCGGTGTCACCGACCACCAGGCATTCGACAGGTCCGCGATCCAGTCGAAGACCTGGCGCAGCGTCTGGTTCTCGACTACGCCGAGCGCGACGACCGGCAGGATCTGCTCGATGCCTGATGAGTCCAGCAGTCCCGCGGCGTAGGTGTCGATCAGGTGCTTGAGGATGTACTGGTCCGAGTGCGTAACGCCGAAATCCTCGAACGGGACGAGGATGTGTTCGAGCCATGCCGCATAGCCGGCGCACCGGCACTTGACGAAGATCCTCCCCGGCTTCGGGCGCGAGTAGTCGATGTAGGAGAGTTGCCCGCCGAACCGCTTCCGTCCAGTGGTCTGGTCGAGGATCGTGACGCGGTTCAGTTCCTCCAGCTGGATCGACCATTCGGCCTGATCCCACCGGTCCTCGTCCCACCGCGCCGGCTGCGCGGCGAGCATCGCGGTGAACTCAGCCGTAGGCACGCGGCTTTGCGAGTCCTCGTGAATCCGCAGCGACTCGTGGATCACCGCGCCGGATACGTCGGAGCCCTCGATCAGCACGCGCGGGATCAAAGCATGACTCCCTGGAGTTTGAGCGCCACCGCGTCGGCGGTTGCCTGAGGACCAGCCGCACCGTTAACGACGATAGTGACCGCGGGCGGCCTCGCGACAAGCGAATCGCGGATCTCCATGAGCACCAATAACTGATTGTTCAGAGCGGTTCCGGTCCCGCCGTAGGTGTTGGTGCTGATGGCAAACAGGCGATCGTTCATGGTTTCGGCAGTCGTCATCAGCGAAGCGAACGCGGGCGTGAATGTGTTCCACAGGTAACCCGCGATCTCTGGCAACTTCGGGAGATACTTGTTCACGCCGTCTTCCAGAATGTGCTGTAAGTGGATTTTCGATTCGCGGGTTTCCTTCTCGATCAGGTCAAGCGTCTTATTCATCCCCGCCATCTGGAAGTTTCCGATGACGCCGGATATGGCACTGACGACGCCGCCGATCGCGCCGATCGTCCCCATCAGACCGCTGCCCACTTTCGCCGCCGTGCCGCCGGCGCTTCCTGCGACACCCGCGACGACATCACCGGAACTGCCGATCAGTCCGGCGATCTTCTCGCCGAGCGTGTCGAGTATCCCGCCCAGACCGGTTTCGCCCAGAGCCTTGGTGACCTTGCCGAGTATGCGATCGCTGATCAGGTCCATAAGCGATGCCCCGATATCGCTGATCGCATTCATACCGAATCCCTTGATGTCGTCCCAGACCGTGCGGTGCGCTTCCTTCAGCTTCTCCAGTTCGCCGCCGGGTCCGGTGATGCCGGTGACCCATTTGTTGTATTCGGTCGTCTGCTTGCCGAGTTCGGTCGTGAGGTTCGCCGTCTCGTCCTCGTAATGCTTCGCGATCTCGCCCTTCCGGCGCTCCGATGCGGCGATCAGTTCGTTGACGTGAGTGTCGTACTCCGTCTTTTTCGTCGCCATCGCGGTGCGCTGCTGCTCGATCTCTTTCTCTTCCGCCGCCTGGTGACTGGCGACGGAACGGTCGAGCGCCGCCGTCTTCTCGGTCACGAATGTGGCCAGATCGGTCTGGCGTTCAGCCAGCGATTTCTGCTGCGCGCCGACCTCCTTCGTCAGCCCCTCCTGATATTTCGCGTAGGCGCCGTCCTGCTTTGCTTTGTTTTCTGCCAGATACTGCTCGTGGTCGCGCGTCTTGCGATCCATCGAGGTTTTCAGGTCCGCTTCTTCCTGCGACTGACGCTCCTGCTGCTCACGCCTGTATTCTTCGAGATCAGCCCGCTGATCGGCGACGTACTGATCGAGGTCTTCCTTCTTGCGCTTCAGCGAACGCTCCAGGTCGCCTTCCTCGTCGCTGTACTGCCCCTTGTTTTTCAGGCGGAGCTTTTTGATCTTTTCGGCTACATCCTCCGCGTACCGTGCGTAGTCCTTCTCGCGGTCACGGATGCTCCGCTCGGTGTCCTGCGTCTCGTCCTCGATGTTCTCGCTGTACTTGCCGCCGAGCCGCGAGAGTTTGGTGTTGGCGTCCTCTACGAAGTCGTCATAGTCTTCCTGACGTTCGGCCAGTGCCGCCCGCAGCGATTCGGTTTCATCCGCAAGCTGTTCGTCCCACTTCTCCTGGATTTCGCCGATCCGCTCGGCTACATCCTCCGCGTATTTTTCATACGCCTCGGTCTTGTCCGCTATCGCCTCGACCGTCCTCTCGCGCTCGCCCTCGATCGCGGACTGGTGCTTTTCATGGATGGCGGCGATATTGTCCGCCACGTCCTGTACGTACTCGTCCCATTCCCCCGCAGCGTCGGCAAGCTGCGCGGCCAGCGCTTCCGTCTCGGCGTCGATATCGGCGACGTAGTCGGCGTGCAACTGATCGAGTTCGCCGTTCACCTCCGCCACATAGTCTTCGTATTCGACGGCACGATCGGCGAGGGATTGCTGAAGCTTCGCGGTTTCCTCATCCAGCCGTTCGTTCTCCTGCGAGCCGTGCATCAGCCGGTCGAACACCGCCTGGGCGAACCCGCCGAGAATCCCCGAGATGTCATCTGCCCAGTCCTGCCAGAGCGAGCGGGTTTTTTCCTGATGCTCCCTCGTCGCATCCTCGATCGGAGGATAGAGCTCCTTCATCTCCTTGAGCGTTTTTTTCTGCTCTTCGGTGATGATGCCGCCCGCCGCGACGGTCGCTTTGACCCGCGCTTCCTCCATCGCGATCCACGCGCGGCCCGCTTCATCCGACGCCTCGCCTGATTTAGCGACGATCAGATCGTATGCTTCGGCGGTCGCCTTCCACTGTTTCGCCAGTTCCTCGGCGCTCGTCATGCCGAGCGTTTTGTACGCCTTTTCGAGATCCTGATTCGCTTTGATGACGGCTTGTACTTCCGGCGGTATGCGCTGCGTCAGCGGCACGATGACGTTGACCGTCTCCGTCGCCGCCTTCTGCATCTCGAGATGGGCTTTGGCGAAGTTGGTCGCTAACTGCGCCGCGCTTCGCTCGAGATCCCGGTCGAGTTGCTCGATCTTTTTGTAGGCGTCCTCGAACCACTTGCGGTTCTTTTCGGCGTCCTTCGCGGCGAGGTCGTATCGCTTGTGCGCCGAGTCCCATGCATCCGCGACCGCTCTGGCGTGATCCGCCGCCGTTTTCGCAGCCGCGTTCTCCGCAGCCGCTTTCTTCTTTAGTGCTGCATCCGTTTTTGCTGCGGCCTCCGCTGCCTCGCGCTGTTTCTTCGCAACTGCATCGATTGCCATCGCGTTCGCCGCAGCGTCAGACGCGGACTTCTGATTAGACTTTTGCAGCGATTCGAGCGCCTTGGTCCCCGCCTTCTCCATATCGGGGAACACGCCGCGAATCGTGGAAACAACCTCGGCTGTATCGCGCAGCAGTTTGTTGAACACGCCGAGCGGGCTGATGTAGTCAGTCCACCGGAACTGTTCCCACTTAATCCTCAGTTCCTCCAGTTTCTCGGAGAAGAACTTAGCAAGGTCGGAGCTTTCCTTCACCGTCTCGTTGACCGTCTTCAGCGATCCGCTCGCCTGATCCGAAAGGCCAAACATGCCGCGCAGCGATTCGGTGACCTGATCAATGATGCCCTTCGATGTGCCACCGGCCTCTGATGTCATGTTGAGCGCATCGTGCAGTTCCCGCGCCGCATTGCCGGTGTCGCTCGCCTGTGAAGTGAGAATTGCCAGAGCGGCGACCGCCAGACCGATTGTCGCCGTCCATGTGCCGAGTGCGCCGACCGACGTGCCAAAGAATACGGCAAGCCCGGTCAACGCGGGCATCGCAGCGCCAACCGCCGCGGTGAGTCCGCCGATCGCGACCAGCACCGGCCCGAGCGCGGCGGCGAACGCTACCACCGCGCCCACCGCTGCCTGTACGGGCGCCGGGAGATTTCGGAACCATTCGGCCAGTTTCACCACCTGGCCGAGCAGACCCTCGATGACCGGAGTCAGTTTCTCGAGTACCGGGATCAGCGATTGCCCGATCGAGGTTAACGCCGCCCTTGAAGAATCCCTGAGATTCTCCATCGCGTTCTTCACCCCGCCGGATACAGCCGGGAGCCTCTCCAGTCCCGCTATAACCTTGTCGGTAAATTCCTTCGTTGAGACTCCGAGCTTTTGCAGCACCTCCGTATTGATCGTCCCGAACTCCTGCTTCATGATCGCGGCCACCTGTGGCACGCGCTCCATGATCGGCTTCAGATCCTCGGCGACGACGTTTGTCTTGCTCGACATCTGCACAAGCTGCGAGATGACCGCCTCGAGGTCGGGCGCTCCCTTGCCGACCGTCGCCAGTGCATTGCCGAATGCCTTCATCGTGCGTTCGGCCTGCTCTGCCGACACGCCGACGGATTGCAGCCGGATCGATCCCTGTACTGCTTCCTCGAGCGCAAGCCCCGGCAGTTTCGCGACCTCTTTCAGCCGCGCCATCTGCCTGCCCGCTTCCTCAGACGATCCCGCAACAGCGGTCAGCCCCCGCATCAGGGAGTCCATATCCGCCGCCGCGCTGATAGCGAGCGCCGACAATCCCGCGAGCGGCAGTGTTATCCCGGCGGTGAGCCCCGCACCCAGACCGGCGATCTGTGTTCCTACCGTCTGGAGCCCCTCGAACTTCTTCTCGACCTCGCCGACGGCAGTCCCGGCTTCCTTCGACACCCGCGCGAGATCGTTGAGGTAATCATCGATCTCGGCGCCGATGACGACAGACAACGATCCGAGTACGTTGGAGAATCCACCCATAGGAAGTCTAGTTCCTGATCACAAGCCGGTCAGAGAAAATGCTTTTGAAGATGGCGAGTTGCTGTTCCGGCGTCTGGCCGCGTCCGTTGACGCCCGATGCCGCGGCCCCGGTCCGGAGCGATACGAACAGGTCAGCAGGTTGCAACGGCTTCTTGCGGACCCACGCGGAGACGAGCGATGCCACCACCCCGGCGCGGTAGTCGGCGGCGCGTTCCTGCTCGCGGTGAGCTTCGCACAGCAGCGAGAACTCCCGCGGCGTCAGACGCCAGAAATCGCTATTGGAGAGTCGGAGGTTGTATCTGCCGACAGACCAGAGACGGCCCCAGTCGATGCGCCGTTGACCACCGCCGTCTCGTTCGTAGGGCGCTCGGCGTCATCCGCCTGCGCCAGATCCGACCGCAGTGCATCGCGCAATGACTGCGTGACGGCGGCGATATCGGTGAACCGGATCAGCGCCCCCGCCTGGTTGAGCGTGAGCGCCGGATCGTCCACCAGCAGACCCGCCCAGATCAGGGCGCGTATGTTGGTCATGGTGAGACTGCGAAGAGCATCGACAACCGAGAGCCCCGTCGCTTCCTCAAACGAGCAGATCGCGTTCAGGTCGTAGACGAGTTCCCGCTCGCGATCGAGCATGACCGTGACCGGCTTCGACAACCGCCGCGGAGATGCGGCGGTTCCGTTTACGATCTTTTGCATACCTTACGCCACCGCCCCGGCTTCCTCCAGTGTGACCGTCCCCGCAACGCGGATCGACACCTCGGCCATCAATGCGTCGTCGGGCGTTGCCTGAGGCGTCGGAAACGACTTGACGAACCCGTCGAAGGTCGCCGAGTAGGGCGGAACCGTCGCCCAGGTGATCTTCATGCTTTTGGTTGCGCCCGAGATGAACAACTCCCAGAGCCCGCCCGCTTCCGGCCCGTGCGACGGGAGCGCCGGATCCCATACCAAGGTCAACGGCATCTCTCCCGCGTCCTTGAAGGTTTGCAGGAACTCGCGGAAGCCGCTCGCGTTGTCGAGCGTGGTCACTTCCGTTTCATCCGCCGTTATATCGATCGATCCGATCGACTGCACCTGTGCTACCTCCGCATACGTTCCCGGTGTTCCGCTTTCGACCGAGAAGGTCGCTCCTCTACCCGTGTATTTCGCCAATTGTTTACCCTCCAGACTGAATTAGTGATTTAACTGAACAGAACTACGCGAAAGCGCAGCACGCCGTGCCGCGTCACGCCGTCGGGATCGCGCAGCGTCTGCGCGAAGATCCAGATCGTATCGACCCACTGAGCGCCCTCGATCGCGAACCGCTGCCGGTCGAGCGCCGACTGCGCCGTCTCCATCAGCCGCTGCGTCTCGGCCATGCCGGGATACCGCGACCAGGTGTGCACGTTGACCTCGAGGTTTGTCCCGTGCTCGATCAGAGGATCGTTCTGCTCGCCGGTGAACTCGCCGATCGTGACGTAGGGATACAACTGGTCGGGACCGGCGAGGTCGAGCACCGGGACCGGCGCGAGCGCGGGCGTCAGCGCCTCGTAGATCGCCTTCTGTACGGCGGATAGCGGAAGCATTGGAATCAGTCGCGCCAGCGATACCCGAGCAAAGCCCACGCCCAGAACCGGCGCCAGAGCCCCGGCTTCGCGGGATCGGCCCGCCAGCACCCGACGGGCTCACGATCGCGCTCAAACGACGGATACGGCCCGGCGGGCAGCGTCACATCCGGCATCGGATCGTCCAGCGTCCGGAACTGGTCCCGCAGATCGCCCGATCCCCGGCGCTTCATAGCCAGGATTCCACAATCACCGGATCGTCGCATTCGTCGCGCGGTATGCAAACCAGCCCCATCGCTTCCATCCGCGCTCGCAGGTTCTCCAGATGCTGCGACACCAGCCCTTCCGCCGTCGGAACACCATGGACCCAACGTCTGGCAACGAAGTGGTTCGGCAAGTCCTTCGGATGATCGGTGATGACCCACATGTCGGGAATGCTCATCAGCCCGCCTTTTTCAGCCGCCCGTTGATCGCCGCCGTCACCAGATCCCGCAGCCGCTTGATGTGCCGTCCCCGCGCCACCTGAACCGCGGGCGCAAAGAACGGCTGTTCCGGCGTCCCGCGCTCGGCGATCTTCTTTGCGATCGGATACGCCGCCGCTTCCGGAATCCCCTTCAATCGGCACCACTCGCGGATCGCGGACACCGGCGGGAAGTGCGGTCTGGTCCCGTACTCGACATACGGCGCATAGTGCGACGTGGATCCGACGAAGATCCGCAGGCCCTGGTCCTTCACTTCGATCAACATCGATTCGTAGAGTTCGCCGGATGCGTAAGAATCGTTCGCGACGATATTCGCCCGGGCGGCGCCGAAGATCTCAACCGCCGTTTCCTCGTTCGCGCGAAACAGCCAGACCGGGAACTCGCGTTTGAGCATCTCCACGTTCCTGCGGAGTATCTCCAGCCCCCTGATGTCGATGGTGAACATGCCGCGCGGCATCGCGGTTTATTCCTCTTCCCACCAGAGCATCCGGCAGCACATCGCGAGGAACGCCGCGATCACGGCGACAATCAGAATCCACGTCTCGCCGCGCCGCAGGAACAGCACCGCGGCACCGAACGCAATGACCGTATACCAGACCGCCACCCACTTCACAGCGGCGCCTGCCCGGCCTGTATCTCGCGGATCTGCTGCACCAGATGATCGAGGCATACCCCGCAATAGACGGCTCCCCGCGGCTCGGACGCGAACCAGATCCGGTGACCGCACGACAGACGCAGGGTCAGTCCCAGACCGTCGTCGGGCGTCTCTCTCCCGGCGATCGAGCGGGCGTCCATCAGCGTGTGATCGAGGAAGCTGGCCGTCACTGCGCCCCCGCCTCTTTCCGCTCGCATCTCATCGTCAGCCACGCATCGGCGTTATCGACGTTCGCCACATCGATCACGTCTAGCAGCTGGTCGCGCCAGAGCACGCGCCACGCGATTGTGATGGCGGGCTCGTACCGGATCGTGATGTGATACCGCACCCGGCCCGCGACCTGATCGGCGGCGGCGAGTTCCTGGCCGGAGAGCCGCGCGACGTGCGCCGGCCGGTCGGGGACCAGACCCATCGGCACCTGTTCGGTGAATCCGCCCTGCCCGTCGGGGATCAGTTCCATCTGGAATACGGCGATCCATTCGCTGAGATCGGATGCGGTCATAAGCCTAACGCCAGCGTCTCGTTTCGATCATCTCATGCCAAGCAATTTTACCCGCCGTCATTCGTCGGGATCGTCCTCGCCCTCGTCGTCATCCCCGGCCAGACTGCTCTCCAGCGCCTCGATCGCGTTGTCGATGTGTTGCTGCACCGCTTTCAGATGCGACAATGCCCCGTCGCCCGCCGTCGCGAGCGCCGCGGCGATCTCTTCCGCCGCCTTCATCGTGGAGTCATGCCATCCGCTCATTGGTTTCACCCCTCACGCCTGACGGAACTCGATTTCGCGGGCATAGGAACTCGCGTCCCAGTTGCCGGTCACGCCGAGCATCCGCCAGTAGCGATGCGGCGATGAATGCGCGGACATCGAGTACATGTTGCAGGTCGGCCCGTTCACCGGACCGTTCGCCGGCGCAAGCAAAAACGCCGGCCCGGCATCGGTGAACGCCGCGCCGTCATCGCTGTACTGCCATTTCCACTCGCCGAGAGTCCACTCGCCGCTCGCGATCCACCGCGCACCGTCGATCCGCTTCGGCGAGCCGAAATCGAATCTCAGCCACCAGCCCGCGACAGATCCACCGGCGAAAAACGTGTTGCTGTACGATCCGTCGAACAGTGCGTTATCCGCCGACCCGACGCCGTTTCTCGTCATCGTGATCGACGCGCGGCGATCGCCGGTCAGCCAGGCGGTTTCAGCCGTCCGGTTGTGCGGCGGCGATATGCGGAACTCCACCTCCCGCACGTACCCGCTGTTGCTCGCGTTGCCGCTCACGCCGAGCAGCCGGTAGTACTGATACGCCGCCGTGTTGCCGTTCAGCGCGGTCTGCGTCTGCATGGCGGCGCCGCCGAGAACGAACGGCGAGCCGATGTTTGCCCACGCGCTCAGATCGTTGCTCCCCTGCCATCGCCATGTGCCGTGAGCGTCCGCGCCCGACTGATACCACCGCGCCTCATCGATCGCGTATTGGTAGTCGAAAGCGAACAGGATCTGCTTCCCCGCGACGGGATCAGTCCCGAAGAAGAACTCGTTCGTCTGTGTGCCGTTGACAAGAGCATCCATCCTGCTGCCGTGCGAATAGTCACTGGTGACCGTGATCATGGACCGCCGGTCCCCGGTTGCGCCGGTGCGCGTATAGGCGGGCGGGAGGACGGACGGCGCCAGCGTCACCGTTCCGGCAACGCGGATCGACACCTCGGCCATGAGCGCGTCGTCGGGCGTCGCCTGCGGAGTTGGGTACGACTTGACAACGCCCTGAAACGTCGCCGTGTAGGGTGGAACCGTCGCCCATTCGATCTTCATGCTTTTGGTTGCGCCGCTGATGAACAACTCCCAGAGCCCGCCCGCTTCCGGCCCGTGCGACGGCAGCGCCGGGTCCCAGACCAGCGTCAGCGGCATCTCGCCGGCATCCTTGAAGGTTTGCAGGAACTCCCTGAAACCGCTCGCATTGTCCAACGTGGTCACTTCCGTCTCATCCGCGGTTATGTCGATCGATCCGATCGACTGGACCTGCGCGACCTCGGTTCCCTCGACTGAAAACTTCGCGCCCCTGCCAGTGTATTTACTCACCCGTCACCACCTATCCCCCGATCTCGATCTGCTCGCCGCGCCAGAGATCCTCGATCCCGCGCGGCAGCTTCGCCGCGGCGTTCGCATACCGCGACTCGCGCCCGCCCAGCCGGTCGCAGTAGAGCACCGTCGCGTACTCGAGGATTCCCTCGCGGACGCTATCCGGCACATCGGCGGGCTCGTCGCCGTAGCCCGACACCCAGACGACGGCCATCCGCATATACGCCGCGGATTGCAGCGTGATCACAGGACCGATCACCTGATACGCCGCCGGATCGAGCACCGGCGCACCCGACGCCCCGCTCACCGTCGTTACACTCTGCACTCGCCCGCGCGGGAGCACGATCGCCGTATCGCATCCCCGGTGGTCGAGATCCCAGTACCCCTTGAGCGTCTGCGTCATGATCGAGCGCCGCAGATACCGCTCGGCCCGCATCGTCGCCGCGGCCAGTTCGCGGTGGATCAGATCGGGTTGCCGATCGACGGTGAGCCCGTTGAGCCGCCCGTGGTCGATGAACTCGTCCACCGTCACCGGGAGATCCGTCGGCCCGGTGATCCGCTCAATCGCGAGCAGTCTCATGTTTCGCCGCCTTCTTCGCCGGTTTGCGTTTCGTCGCAGCTTTGTTCTCGTATCCGAGTGCTTTGTTCTCGGGCGTCCGCTCTGGCTTCTGCTTCGGTTGATCGTCGGTCATGGAGCACCAAAACGCCGAACCGGGACGCGCCGGCCATCACCCCGCCGCGCCCGGTTCCGGCACAATCCCCGCGGCCGGAACGTCGCAGGGTACAAGGAGTTCTTATACCGCCGAACCGGACACGGCGGCTATGGCCTCGCCGCGCCCGGTCCCGGCGCTTCCCCCGTGATTCAGCCGTCACGGGAAACTGAAGGTTACCGGCGAGCGGCGCCGCCGCCCGCCGCGACGACCACCGGCGTAACGCCCTTCTCGAACGCCGCCGCGGTAAAGATCAGCAACGTGAGCCGCTCTTCCACGAGGATGGTGAGCATGTTCTTCTCAAAGTCGTCCACGTTCTGTTCCGCCACCCGCACATTCACTTCCTCGCGGTCGAGGATGAGCGAGTTGCCGCGGAACGCGCCGACCAGGAAGTTGCCCGCGGTCATCTGCGATGACAGAACCAGCCGCGTCCCCCAGAGCGACATCGTCGATGAATACGCGATCGGATTCGCGAACAGGTAATTGCCCTGCGAGTTCTTCAACATCGCAACGCCGCCCCAGTCCGCCGGATTCATCACCGAGCCGTCCGCCATGTAACCCTTCGATGCCAGGTCAAAGATAGCCGCTCCCACCGCATCGACCAGAGTTGCATCCGTACCGCCGGGCGCCGGCGCCGCCGCCGCCACCGGCATGAATCCCTTCAACTGCGGAGCGGTCCCTGTACCGTTCAACAATTGCTGGTCCTCTTTCAGTTGCACGCCGTAGATCCCGTTCGATTCGATCTGCGCGGCGAGCCCCGGCAGGTCCTCGTAGGATTGTCTGGACACCTTGAAAAAATGCGCGATCGTCTCAACCGGCTGCGTCGTCGGAGTGAACACCTTGTCGCTCTTCGGCTTCGCCGCGCCTTCCGCGACCACATTGGCGTTGTTGGTGAACGACGTCTCGACCACGTATGTGATCGCGCCCGCCGTCGTCGTCCCCTGCGGAACCAGCGAGCGGACGCCGATCGCCAGACGCGGCCCCGGCGCGATACCGGGGAGCGATTCGGGGACGCTCCGCGAAACGCCGGTGATGTCTTTCTGGCCGTACAGACCACGCGGAACCGATACGGTGTACCCGTTGCGCGATCCGCTCTTGATGTGCGCCTGCAACCCGGCGTCGGCGATCACGATGTCGCCGATCGACTGGCTCGGCACCCGCTCGCGCGGTTTCTCGTTCAGCTTGACTTCGAGCGCGTCGGCGCGTCTGGACGCGGCCTCGTGCCGCTCCTGCACCTCTTTCATCGCCAGATCGAGTTTGTCGATTCGCTCCAGCGTCGCGGAGTCGGCTTTGCCGAGCTTCGCGACTTCCTCGCGAACGTTCTTGTATGCATCCTTGAATTCGAGCAGGATACCTTTTACCTGCTCGCGATCTTCATTGTTCATCAACGATCCTTCAGCCATTGCCTATACTCCTGTCAGCGTGATGTAATCCCGCAGTTCGCGCAGATCGCGGCTGAACGCCGCCGCATCCGCGCCGTTGTCGCTGCCGTCAGCATCCCGCTGATCGAGAGCACCAAAGCCGCGCAAGACAAAGCGTTTCGCGGCTTCCCGTGAGAGCCCTGCTTCCCGCAGGTACTGCTCGTAATCCCGTTCGGTCCATGATTCATTCGCCTTGACGGCGGAGATTCTGGCTCTCGGATTCGCGGGAACACAGGCAATGCTGTACTCCCAGAGATCCAGATCCTTCAGCTTCCTCGTCTGAGTCGCTTCGTCGTACTCCGAGCCGTTCTTGCGAATGCCGTAGCCGATCGACAGCCCCAGTTTGTGTCCGACCTGCGATGCGTGCTTCGCGACCGCGTGGGCATTGCGGCCCTCGTCGGAGTCGAGCGTGAACTGGCCGGTCACCTTCAGCCCCTTCTCGTCCTCCTCGGCGGATAAGCCGAACCCGACGATACGCGCCATCTGGTGACCCATGAGGATAGGCACCTTACCCCGCGATGACTTCAGCGTGTGAGCGAACGCACCCGGCATCACGATGTCGCCCTGAAGATCGGTATTGCCAAAGGTCGAACAGTACCCAGTGAACTGGCCCGCCGCATCGTCGGCTATCTCTTTCAACGCGAAGTCAAAGTATTTTGTGTATTCCATTGCCGCTCCCTCCCTCGTCACGCCACGCGCCGCGGACGCCGCGGCGCCATCCGTTCAGCCGAGCCATAGGCGATATGGCACCGGCACCGCACAACCGTGCCAGGGGAGGCGCCCATCGACACGTCGCCGGGGAACATCAGCCGCTCACCGCTCACCAGGAACGCATCGTCCAGCGTCCGACGCTGCCCGCCGGCGGCCCGGTGCGAGTCCCGCACCCGGTTGTCCGCCATATGCACCCAGAACTTCGCCATCTGCGCCCGCGTCTGCTGCGCGGCGGATAGCGAGCCGTAGTTCGACGCCGCGTGGACTTCGGTATGCCCGATCACCTCCGACCGCGCGGGTCTTCGCGATCGCACCGACGTGAGTATCCGCATCGCGATCTGGTGCGAGGATTCGTTCTTCGCGACACCTTCGTCAATGTGATCGGCGATCTCGCGCCTCGACGTATTGGCGATCTGCGTTGCCCCGCGCAATCCGTTCATCCGGAGCCACTCCATCGCGGCGGCGATCAGCCCTTCCTCGGGCGTGATCTTCGTCCGCAGAGAGAGAGACTTGACCGGCGGCAGGTAGGGAATGACAATACCACCCGCCGCCGGAACGGTCGCGATCCAGAGCGACCGCAGATAGCGCAGCCACTCCTGATCATCGACCGATGCGATCGCAGCGCTCTCCCCGCCGCTTTCGTATGCCTCAGACGCCCGCTTGCCCTCGCCGTTCAGGATCGCCGCCGCGCGTCCGGTCCATCGCGGAGCATGCCCCTCGACAAAGGCATTCATCTCCTGCCAGATGCGGCGTGCGTTGCGCGGCGCGTCGGCCTTTGCGCCGGCCTTTGCGCCGTCGAGCGCGTGGCACCGGACCGCGGGGACTGGTACAGGGGATGTCATTGGGGCGTTCCACTCTCCTCGGCGCCGAAGTCGAGCAGCCGCTGCATCTCATCCGGCGTCATCGCCGCTTCCCGCACGCATTCGCCCGTGTCGGCCCGCACGAGCGTCTTGAACCCCGGCTTCGGCATCGACCAGTAAACGAGGCACTCCATCTCGCGCATCTCGAATCCGCGCTCGATCTTGAGCGCCAGTTCGGCGCGTCTGGCATCGATCGCCTTCTTGTCTGAGGCAAAATCCGCCATCGCGATTTTCTTTTGCGCCTCGATCTCGATCGCGGCCCATGTGGCGCGAGCCAGATCGGCGCCCAGTTGCCGGATCTCGTCCCGCGTGAACGGATACTTCACCGGCTCAATGACTTTGCCGCTCTTCATTGCTCATCCCCGCTTCCGCCCACCGGAGCAGTTCCGGGCGCACCCGGTCGCCGCGGAGCGCGAGTCGCAGCACTTCACGCTGGATCAGCGATCGCCACAAGCGCCGCCGTTCCTCGACGTCGGCGACCAGCGGCTGGTACAACTGCTCGCGGTCGGGCGTCACCCTCGCCCTCATCGTCGCTGCGTGCGGCCCGGTCACGTCGTCCCCTCGTAGAGCATCTGCTGCTGCTTCGGCCCGCGCGAGAATTGCCTTGATCCGCTGCACCGGCTCACATGCATCACGCCGTCTGCGTCGTACGCGGTGACCGGACCCGCGCGGTGCTTGATCCAGTAGATGCCCTTGCTGCACGCCTTGCAGCGCCCGTCGTCGAAATGCACGCGGGCGACCAGTTGCTTTGCTGCTTCGGCGATGTGCTCACGGTCGCGGACGGCGGCATCGCGTTCGTTGATCGCTTTGGTCGCTCTGGCGCGGGCCGCGTTGCGGTCGCGGGTCAGTTCGTCCAGCTTTTCGAGGAGAACAGAGACATCCTGTTCCATGTGGGATTACCTATCACTGCGCGGTTCTTTCGCTTCGTAGCCATTCAAAGCGGCATCTTTCCTTTGATCCATGCGCTTCGCGAAGCACTCCACCCTGTCGATCCTCTGGTCCATTTCCGCGATTCGGCGTTCCTGTGCCACGGAACGCTCGATCATGACGTAAATCTGTGTGTTCCGTTCCTTCTCCGGCTGCACCTGATGATGGCACTCCCAACACACGCGCTGTATCCCTTCCGGATACAGGATCTCGACTCCGAGCGTCACCTCGTACCATTCGGGAATGTGATGCAACTGGCTCGGCGTATGCGTGCAGGAACCTAACCGGAGTTCGCACGCCTTCGCTCCGAGCATTCCAAACAGCCACGCCGTGTTCCTCCAGTACGGATGCGGTTCGTGCTTCTTTCCCTTCCGATCGATCACGCCCACCCATGCGTAGTATTCCCAGCGCTTCTTTCGCCACTTCCGTATATATGCCTGATCGCCGCTGAATAACCTGATAACGTGTTCTTTGAATCCCGGCGCCCACATCGTCGGGTATCGTTCCAAGCACAACAAGACCCGGCGTTTCCAATCTTCCGATGCCATCGGCAGTAAGCGCACATCAGGTTGCCGCCACCACCACAGGCGCTCGATAAACGCCCGCAACAACTCCAACAGTTCCTGTAACGTCACTCGTCCTCGCCTCCCGACGCCTCCGCATCCATCGGCACAAGATTCGCGGGACCAAAGAACTCATCCCCCGGCTTCGGCGGCGCGTATTCGAGATCGCTCCGCGCTTCGTTCCGCGTGATGAGCCCCGATGTCCAGAGCTTCGTCGCCCGGTCGGTCGCTTCCTCCCGCGCCGCGCTGATCGCGTCGAACGAGTCGCGGTCAAACAGCAATTCCGACCCGATCTCCGCGCCGATCGTCTTGTTCCAGTCCTCGCGGAACTGCGTCAGGAGCGGGATCACCGCTTCCATGTACAGCCCCCGGCGCGATTCGCGGTACGTCGCATACGTCCGCGCCGTGGTGTCGCCAATCAAAGCCGGATCCACATGAAACACGCTCGCGATGTCGCGCTTGGTCAGCATCTGCTGATCGGCCAGACCGCTATCGGCGGGCGCGAACCCCATCGGATGCCACTCGGCGTTTTCGAGGAACAACTCCTCGCCGTGGTACTTCGACTGCCGAACCCGCTGTTGCAGCTGCGCGACGTGCTCGTCGGTCCATTCGGAGTTCTCGCGGGCCTCGATCCACCCCGGCGCATACCCGCGTTGCAGGACGCGCTTCATCAGCGTCTGCCCCTCGTTCTGCATATCGACGCGCATCATGGCCGCGGCGAGCGGAGCCATGCCGTACACCGGATCGAGCGGGTTGAAGAGCTTCGACTGGACGATGTCCTGCGTCCCCTTGCGGTACGGATCGAGCCGCCGCTGGAACCCGTAGCCGTTCTTGACGACCCAGTAGTTCACCGCCTCATCGGCGTGCATCGCGTCCCGGTTGATCTCGGCGCTCACCAGCGCGGGGTTGTCCAGGTACAACATCGTGATCGTGCGGCCGGCGCGGATGATCTCGATATAGGCGTTACCCGAGAGCAGGATGTAGGAGAGCCACTGCTCGATGAACGTCGGCCCGCCGACCTGAGCGAGCAGCGCCGCCGATGCCGCGTTCCGGCCCTCGGCATCCCATTTCACCTGCTTGCCCGCGGATGCGATCAGCGACACGCACGCATACACGTCCGAGTTCCGCATGTAGCCCTCGCGGGCGGCTTGCGGGAAGCTGTGCGGCGTCCACGATGCCAGCGGCATCCCCGATGCCCACGAGCCGTACACACGCACCGACGGCTCGTTGGAGCCGCCGTCATGGATGATCGGCGGCGAATCGCCGTTCGCCTTACGCTGGAGTCCGAGACGGTTCAGGAATTTATCGAGCACTGCGGTAGGCACTTTGCTGGTGTTTCAAAAACGTGTCGGTTAGCGGGCGGTTTGCGGCGTTGCAAACAAACGGCGTCAGGCGGCGGAAATCAGTGTTGCGTAAACCTTCGTTTGTGCAACGGCGGAATCACACCGTAATGATCGTGGAAAGCGCCCAGACCGCGAGCCCGAGCGCCAGCAGATTTACTCGAGACGGGACGCCCGCCGCGGCGGCGCCGAAGCACGCGACGGCGACCAGAACGAGGATCGATCGAACGTTAATCAGCATGACTCACCTCTCACTTGCATGTACGCGCCGATGAACGCCGCGGCGACCGGCGCGCAGATTGCATCGCCGTATCCTCGGAGTCTGAGGATTCTCGCCGGCTCTTTTTGCCTGAGCGGGAAGCCGCTATCGCGCACTGATCGAAAATCTCCGGAAGACCCATCAGCCATCTCGAATGAGCAGGGTCTAACTGGCCGGATGCCGGGACCGTCTCCCACCCGCTCGGGCCTAGTAAGAACCCAACCGGCATCCCGCCAGAATCCGCTAGTTGGGCCAGGTGCGCCATGTTCCCCAACGTCATCCCAAACCCGTTCCCGTTGCCGTGCGCCGTCTGCAAACGCGCTCGCCGCTCCATCAGCGCGTCCATATCCGTCTGCTCGTATTCGTTCGCCGCCGGCGTCGGCCATCCCGCCAGAGTCGCATCCAGCGAGAACGACTTGTTCCGTTCTCCCTGCCCGCTCCGCTCCGTTCCGGTTGGAGTGGTCCATCCCGCCAGTCTCGCCTGAACGTCCAGGTGGATATTCCCGCCGCCCTCCGTCTGCGCCGTTCGCCCGCCCGCGCCGTCCGTCGCTTTCGGCGTCCCCCATGCCGCGAGCATCACCTGATCGTTCACCGACACCGCGTGCTCTCCCGCGAGATACCGCTCCGCCTGACCGCACCGGTAGTCCTTCTTCTGCGGCGTCACCCACGAAGTAAAGCCGCTGCCTGAGATGCGGCGCGCCAAACCCCGCAGAGCACAGATCGACAGCCCCGCAGGCGTAACCCGCCGAGTCCAGGTCAGATCGAACATCGTCGAGCCAAGCGAGTCCGTCAGCGGACGCAACCTGCTCGCCAAAGACTCGCTCAGGCCGGCATGCTTCGATGAGGCGAAACCAAGCAGGCCACAGATGGCGTTCGTCCGACGTGCCGAGCCGCTTGCCCGCCGCCGAGAACGGCTGACAGGGACAGGAGCCTGTCCAGACGGGCCTGTCGTCGGGCCATCCGGCAAGTCGAAGAGCGTAAGACCAGACGCCGATTCCGGCGAAGAAATGGCACTGGACGTATCCGTCGAGATCGGCGGGCTGAACATCGGTGATTGACCGCTCATCTACGATGCCGGGAGCTACGGCGTTGCGTCTGATCAGTTCCCTGAGCCATGCCGCTTTGTGCGGGTCATGCTCGTTGTAGTAGTTCACAGCGACCGCGACGTAAACACCACGCGGAACCCGTTCCGCAGTCCTTCGACAAACTCCGCGAGATCCCCCGGCTGCAAAGTGACGCTGCCGATCTCGCGGCCCTCGAACGCCATCTCCAGTTCGGAGTCCTCGCTCAGCGGGATCGGCGATATCGAGATGCGGAGTTCCTTGTCAGGCATCACCGTCTGAATTGTCCAGATCGAATTCACGGCGGATCTGGTCCCTACATCCCGCCGCGCCATCCCTCAACCCGGCGATAAACGTTGCGGCATCTTTGTCTTCGGCCAACTCTGCCCTCTGATATGCTTCCGCGTGAGTCACAACCAATCCGTTTGCAATCTCGGCACAACGCAGGGCAGCAGACGCCGCAACAGCGTTGAACTCGATCTCCAGAGCACACCTGGCGGCATCGTGACTCAGACTCTCATATGGAACACCTTCCGGAAAGTATTTCTGGATGAAAGTGAACGTTCGTATCGACACCGAGTACACTTTGTCCATCTTCGTCACCCGAGAGGCGTCATCTCCACCAGTCCCGCGGATCGAACCCATACGCCAGAAACAACAGCATCAACGTCGCCAGCAGGATCAGCGCCGCGATCCGCTCGGTCGGGCGCATTGCCGCCATTCGCTTCCGGCGGCTGATAGACTGTTGTTCAAGTCGGATACCGCGCGGCCTCATTGAAGCAGCATTAACCACGTCAGCGCCCATACCAGCGCGTCGTCATTTCCGCTCCGGTATCCGGCCCTCATCCTACCCACAGTGCTCGGCCTTGACTGCGAGGTCGCAGTAATAACCAACTGAGCGCCCACACCAGCGCGTCCGCGCGGTTCGGCGACTTCGCAAGCTGCCCCGGAACGAAGTTCACCATCTCGTCCTCGAGTTCGGGGAACGCGCCGACGTGATGCACGCGGCCCTGTTCGTACAGCGCCGCCACCGGCTCGGCCCGCACCACCTTGCCGCGCGATGCCGTGATCTTTTCGTAGCTGATCGAGCGCCTTATGGTGCGTAGTACCGACTCGACCAGATCGCCGCCATTATTCGTCTCTGCAATGATGCGATCGCCCGAGAGCGCATCAAACAGCGAGATCGCCCGCGATGCCCACTGATCGGGCGG